ATGCCAGAACTTTTCAACGTTCACGGCTTCGGTCCTTCTGTCCCTTTTACGGAACATGCAACCTGCTCATGGGTAGATCACGGCTTCGGTGGACCAGATCCTGCCTTTCGGGTAAGGAGTTATTCTCCCAACTGGCAGCCTACTGTGAAGTAGGACACCTAATAACCGAAATATTAAATGGTAAGAATCTTACGACTCTTCCAGCTAACACTTCGAGCTATTAGTTGGATTCAAAGAGTTTTCAAGCTCGATGAAATCCGACCTAGTGGGGAAATTCTATTCCTTACTGATGCTCTCCTTCGAGTAGGTAATACTCGAGGGTCTGCCTTCCTGATAGAATATATCAAGAAGGTTAGATTAGCTCTATTACTCCACCTTTCAGGGGAGTTTCCGAGCAAGAGAGTACAGGGGGTTCGTGTAACCCATGATGGTGTACCCCTAGTTCTGGGGCCATTGATTAATAGTGTACGTAGAGGACAATCCCCAGCTATGCTGCGAATTGTCAATACAGTACTCTATTGTACAAGGGCCCTTAATCTAGGAAGAGTACCTGATATTTCACCAATTGTTGGTCCTTGTTTAGTTACAAGATTGCCAACTTGGGGAAATTCGGTTGCTCTTTTCTGAAAAGAACTAGGGTACAGACCTATCAAGGGTCATACTCCGGGGAGTCTAAGATTTAAGAAATTCCACTTCACATCCAAAAGCGGGCCAAATGGCCATGCTCTTTGGACATCCCTCGCCGATTTATGGTTAATTGATTCAGAAATGATCAATCACCTATCAATCGTTGGGGGTTCTAAACTACTGACTTATATCAGTAGTTTATATAAAGTTAAGGAATTCCTTTCACTCATTCTCCCGTCTCAGGGACAATCTCTGAGAAAGATTACTTGGTTTCCTGATAAAGAAATGAAGATTAGGGTTATTGCAATCGGTGACTATTGGTCACAGGTCGCTCTAAAACCTCTTCACCATTTCTTATTCAGGTTGCTAAGGAAGATTCCTCAGGATTGTACCTTTGATCAGTCATCCTTCAAGGACAAAATCTCTGGTTGGACAGAATTCTATAGTGTCGATCTTACGAACGCCACTGATAGATTTCCTATCCAAACCATTTATGATGTCCTTGTTGGTCATCTCCCAGTTGAGTACTGTGAGTCATGGAAATGGCTCATAGTTGGACTCCCATTTGATTATCAACAAGATAAGATTTCTTACCAAGTTGGTAACCCTATGGGGTTCTACTCTTCTTGGGCTTCATTCACAGTGGCACATCACTTTGTGATGTTTCACTGTTGCAGGGAACTAAATATTCCCTGGTCTGAAGCGAGATACGTTCTCTTAGGAGACGATGTCCTTATCGGAGATCGACTCTTAAAGAATAAGTATATCGAGATGATGACCCGGTTAGGGGTAACTTTCTCTCCTCTTAAAACTCACGAGTCCGAATTCCTTTTTGAATTCGCTAAACGTTTGTTTTATAGAGGTGAAGAAATTACTCCTTTCCCTATCTCTGCTCTTAAAGAGGTATCTAAGAGATATTATCTCTTAGTTAACCTCCTTATAGAGTTAGAGCCGAAAGGGTGGAATCTGACCGAAGGGATCCCCCAGGCTATTAGTCAGTTTTATAAGACTGTTATTCCGCGAAATAGCGTATTTAGCGCTACATTGCGGGATAAATCTTATTTCAGCGAACTCATTATGAAAGTAATGAGAGGAGCCATAGCAGCCGACAAGGCGTTAAACACCTTAATCGGGTACTTTGGTCACCAAATCCGACAGCTTACTGAAGAAGAATCTTTAAATATTCTCTCCAATATTGCTGTCGAGACTTTCGCCGAATCTAATCCTGTTAACCAGAAAGGGATGGGCTATCCGCTAGGTAAACTAGCAGAAGACCTCCTTATCCAGTTAACAGGAGTTGAAGAACCGACTCTGTCGGAGCACCTTCTCAACGTTATTATTATGATCCCTCATCTGGCCGTTTACGGACAGATTGAGGAGGCATATCTTAATGTTTCGAAGGAAGCCTTCCGTATTGATACGGTTGGAGGAGGAGACTGGCCATTGCTTTTAAGGACAATGGCCCTTCCCTTAGATGACCGAGTCTTTGTACAAAGACAAAGTCATCTTATCTCCAAGGCTTCAGCCATAATGGGCGAACACCTAAGAAAACGATTCGTTTTCTTAGAGTCTCCACTAGGACGTGC